GTGCTGTTGTTGCAGACAGGACTCAGTTTCTCCTTGGAGAGGCGTGGTAAGCCTCAAGAGAAATTGAGTTGATCCCATCTGCAATAATAGTACCGCTGGGTGTGTGAGGTGGTTGTTTACGTCCTGTTTACCAGACAGGCGGAGAGCAACCCTTTGGACTCACACGGGCATGTTAAAGCTGGCATGCCCCCAGGCGGGATGAACCCGCGATCGCGCGACGGACTGGGAAAGCTTTATCTCCCGTTTCTCCGTTTGATTGATCGTTTGTCCCCTGGAACCCCTTCCAGTAGGGAGCGCGCGTGAACCTTGCAATCGGTTCTTGACATGGACCAGGTGGTTGTCGGTGTCCTCTTCACTTAGGAGGACCCACCCATCTCGTTAGTTGAGATAATTGCGATATAGCTCGCTTTCGCCTTGTGGCCCCCACTCTCTCGCATATGCTGACAGCGCAGCCGGGTCTGTTCTTAGACAGACCGCACACTGCATTGGGCGATTATTGAGAGGTACTCCTGTAGGAGTCTTTGGGGGAGGGGTCCGGCCTAGGCCGTCTTCGACAGACGGTAATGTGGTCCGGACCAGCTCGCTACCAACTTAGTGCTCAACACTAGCCTCCGCAGTGTGCTGGAGGGGTGTTGGGTGAACCAAGAGTGGCGGGTCGACAGCGGCCTTTCCTTGTCCTTAGGAAAGTATTGGTCGTTTAGCCTTGTGAGGGCTTGGGCGTTTCTGCCCAGCCGCTTGCACACCCACTGGGGGTGTATAAAGATGCCGAGTAATTTGTTTAACGTGTGGCTGGTTCCACACGTGGGAGGCAACGTTAACGGGTAGAGACCCCTGAGGTCCCCGGTCCTAGAAATGTCGTCCACAGGAGCATCACGAAGATGGTCATGTTGACAGCACAAAGGAACGCGGGTACGCTCATCGGTCTACTCGGGAGAGAGCTCCAGCGCTCGAAGCTTGCAGAGCACCATGAAGGTGTTGCAGTTCGGGGCGCCGATAGCTACTGTCCAAACGTATTGACCTGTCGTCGTAGGCAGGTCGGTCCGGAATTCGTCAGAGACGAAGTCTTGCGCGGCCGAGAGTGACTCGAAGGCAACCATGTTAAGGTAGCCGTTCTGGTCATCCCAGGCGCGAAGATAAACTCCAGACCCTGCCTCCCAGGCATAGTTCTCATCTGATTCCAAAGTAGAAAACTGAGGATAGTAGGTACCGCCGATCTGTTCGGAAACAGACGCGATATTACCATACCAGATGAAGCGATTGAACTCAGAGAGTGCCAGTCCAGACACAGACAGGAATGGGGTTGTTACACCGCCATCCGTTGTGAAATGGACCGCACCCTCCATAGCAATCGCCGTCGTCGCCTCGAAGGTCAGCACCGCTTCGGCAGTGATGACCTCACCGAAGTCCTGAGCGAGCTCAGGGGAGGAGAAGTCCACGTCGAACTCGATATAGAGATGCCCCAGGGTCTTGGTCCAGGGTGCAGTGGTGGGTGGCGAAAGGCCACCACCAGAAAGCACCTTGATCACACCTTGGGTGGACATCTCAAACTCGCCCTTCTCGGAGTTGAAATACTCGTTAAGAGTCTCCGCAGGGTCGAGGTCGAGGAAGAGTGGCTCGAAGACCGAACCAGACACAAAAGTCTTGGTTGACTCGTGTCGGTAGGTCGCCTCCCCAGAGAAGATCGCTGGTTCCGTGATGTCCGGAGAAAAGGACATCGCGATGGAGCCAGGCTCTGTAGCTGGGACTTGGGGGATATAAAGTATACGGACTGCATTGAACTGGGATTGCGCGAACTCCTTCGCGTAGATGTCCAACAGCCCTCCAAGAGCGGAGGGGGTTAGAGCATATGTCCCATAGTTGAGAATGCAGCCCGCCGCCTCATTGCCTGAGGCAAAGGCGGTCCCCGAGTTGGCAACGCCATCGAAAGACACTGTTCCTAGAAGCTGGTGGCCCCCGACACGGACGTGCCTGGAGCCTTGCATCTGGTACTCATGTTCATGCAGGGAAGATCCTAGGTAGGATGACCCTGTGTTTAATGGTACCGAGGAGGCCTTACGGAAGGAAGCCTTGGACGGGTGAGATGTTACTCTCGCCGCGCCATGGCCCTTCGAATCGTAGAGGGTCCTCACACGAGGAACAGGAGCAGTTCGGGAAGGAACTCCATCGCGATCTCTGCCACTTCTGGCAGGTCGCCGAATAGGAGCTCTGCTTCGCTGCTCAACCACTCCCAGGCCTTGTCGAATAGACCCGCGCCGGCGGCCTTGGCGGCCGACTTCAGGACATCCGTGCCACGACCTGGTTTCGTGGATGAATTGTTCGATGGCTTCGTCTGACGGCCTTTGGGCTTTCGTCGACGACGCTTGTTGTTGGTCTTGCCCCTTTTTGGGCCGACCGGTTGTTGTTTTCTTGTTCGCACCATACATGAAGTATGGAGGTGTGGAAGTATGGGATGCCTCTCCACAAGGAGGGACTATCCATCTACGAGAACAGCCTGGTGGCTGCTGATCCGTGTAGTCTCTTGGCGTTTATGCGAGGGATTAACCTGCAATTTAGCACGGAAGTATTAAGCAACTTAATAAGAGGTTGCACCGTTTTGGACCATCTACACTCGTAGACCCCATGGCGAACTTTCGGGCTGCCAGGCCCACGGCTGGTAAGCCGCTACTCCCTGAGGTGGACTGGGCGTCCACCTCCGCCCTGATGGGCGGGTCATCCTTGACCCGGCGTGTATGCCAAAAGGGAGTATGATAGTTTAACGACATCGCGGTCAGTAGTTTAACGACTATTGCGGTCGGTGGCGTTGCTATCCTTTAGAGGAGGATCGAGGTCGAGGAGACATCCCAACGAATGGCGTGGGTTCTCCAGGGTTGACCTGCGAGTCGCGGGCGGAGTAGGCGCTTGACCCCATTGTTAATGTACATGGGGAAGGCCTCTTTCGGCTCGGTAGGGTCCACGAAGTCCCAAGGCATCACCTTCGTCTCGATGCGAGCGAGGTCTGATGATATTGGGTAACCAGGTAGGGGTAACTGCGAGGTGGCCTCCGTGTAGTACACGGCGGCAAGAATCCTCGAGTATTCTTTCTGGAACTTTGTGGTTGTAAACTTCCATCCTTCGGGAGGAAGTATTCCCATACCACCCACGGAGCACGGTAGGAAAATGTTCCTCGTCTCCATATGGGTGCGATTGCGTCGGTCTCGGACCAAGATCGCAGTTTCCTTCTTGATGGTCTCACCATGCCGGTGGAGGAACCGCTTTAGGAGCGCGTTTCCCCTCCCCGGAAGGGAGCCATCTAGCACTTTTTGCAGCGTGGAGAGAAGATGAGTAGGCTTCTCCGCTGCCTTTCGGTCACGGGAGGCTGCATTGAGCGCGTCTTTCACGGGGTTTGTGCCCTGTGTTTCGAAGTGCCCAATATGTGGCAGGAAGCAGAGACGGTAAGCCTTCGACATGAAGGCGCCACGCTCTGTGGGATTGAGACACAAGACGTTCGGCATTTCTGAAATCGCCCTCAAGCATTTTTGCTCAGGGGTTCTCTCATAAGTTTCGAGCGTCATGGTCTCTTCCGCACAGCAGGGGCAGTTCTTCTCGGCTATGATAGCCTGTCGAACTTTACACTCTCCGTCCACCTCCCCCATAACCTTCGACTGACCCATAAACAGGCCAGTGTTGAGGAATGGGATCAACCATGGCGTGGAGCCCTGACGGTATGGATAACCATCACGGCGCTCTGCATCGAGGTTGAAGTGACACGAAGTGCTATTTATGTTGGAATAGACTTTGTGGTGATATGACTTGCCTATGCTGTTCTCCAGTCCAAGTTTGGAACCGAGGTCCGTATGGACCTGCCAAAGTTCAACTGGGGCAGTGTAGAGCATGTCGTCACCGTTCACTAGGACGTGGTTCAATATCTCTTCATTCGTCCAGTCCTGCTGGCGCTCCTGGTTGACTCTGAGGTAGAGTCCCAGATTAGCGAGGCAGAGGATGGGGAAAGAGAGTATAGAACCCATGAGCTGGCCGTTGGCCTGAATCCCGCGCACCCACACCCGTCCACACCCCGTGGGGTAGTGGAGTTCGTGAGGCCCGAGGACCAGGTCCGCGGCTCTTCGCATCGATTCGGGTAGGTCTGAGGTAAGGTACCTCAATATCCTCCCGCTATAGTCGTACGAGAGTCCATCTGTGGCGTTGGAGTAGTCAATTGAAAACCACTCATCGCCAGGCTCCGCCTTCTCCTTCAGATCGTAGAGATCAGTCGGGCAGAAGGGGCGGCCTATCAGACGGAAACAGCTCATGTCCCGCATTGCAGTATGCATTGCCTTTTGGATGGGTTTACAGAAGTAATAGAGCGCAGACTCTCCTTTTGAGATAGTCCGCACTTTCATTGGTTCAAGTAACCCTTGAATCTTGGCTTGACATGGTTTCCCAGTCAGCCGAGCTTCCTCGAGGCGCTGCAAGACAGTCACAGAGGAGTCCCACTCGAATTGGGAGTTGCGATATTCGATCACATCTCCAGTGGGCTCCAGGTTCTGGACGTCACCCTCTCTGTTCCTTACAAGTTTATGGTAACACTTGGGGAACCAGGTCATGGACTCTAGGTCTGTCCGGCCGATCTCTCCTGCTATGATGCGGGAGTAGTCGGCTGAGGTCCAGCGGCTGTACTCATCCAAATCGGCAAAAGTCGATTCGAAGAGAGCACGCTGCTGACCTCCTTCCCCCCGCTGCTTTTCGAAGCTTGCGGAGGTACTAGGACGGAACTTGAGGTATCTGAGAGGGTCCTGCAATTTTTTAGTAATCCGGGCTTTGACCTTTCGGAGAACGGACAAGAATGTCCGGTTCTCGAAGACTTCCTCAATGAGGAAGGGGTCACCTGGATCACAAGCACTCAGGATGTCGAAGTGCTTTTTGTAGGTGTAGTCTATGAAGGAGCGGCTGGCGGGTAACGCAGCGCGCTTGGCTTGGAGCCAACTACACCAGAGGTGGGTGTTCTTACGAGAGAACGCATAGAGTCTCTTTGACATCCAACCTCTTAGGCCCCCTGTAGGCGAAAACTTAACCTCAGGGGGGGGCGGTAATTCATTTCGAAGGTATTGAGCCAAGGGATAGGTGAGAACGTATTTACAACGTTTTAACCAAACAATCTCTGACTCGCAACCATCGAGGTGGTCGTGCAGCTGCTCGCGCAGCATGCCGACTATCGGTCCAGGCGCTCCATGGTGTTGGAGCACAACCTGTAGACCGGTGAACACCGCCTGTGTCCGGCTTGCTAGCATAAGAACAAGTGGGCCGGACCCCATGCTTGTAATCTCCTCAGCTGAGGAGGTTCTCGCAACCAATCCTGTTGTTTCCCCTGGGATGGGGAGCTCGTCCGCAGTCTTTGGGCACAGTCGATTCGCTAGATCGACTGCCTCAGAACGGCATAGAGCGTGGTCGCGGGGGGACTTGTCACCCCCGGACCCAACAGCAAAACGAAAAGAGGGATTAATATTCCTCATATCAGCGTTTAGTCGCTTGGTGTGTGAAGTTTTATGACAAATCTTTTGATTTATCAAC